GGATCTTGTTGTTGCCGTCTCGCGACTTTGGATTAGCGATCTTATCCTGCAAACACGGCGTATCCCGCGCCATCGGCGAGAAGCGGTCCTTCGACCAGGTCTCTGCATCCCGCTCGGTCGGCATCACAACCATGATCGGTGCAGGATCTTGGTCGATGTGGTAGCCGACGCAATTATTCACCACTTCCGTCTTACCCACCTGTGAACTGGATATGATCACGACGGTTTCGGTGGCAGCATCTGACACCGCCTCCATAATCCCGCGCTGGTATTCCGCACGGCTCGTGCGCCATTGGCCCGGCTCGGCGCTAGCCTCAGAGCTCAGCCGGCGGTTCTGATCCGCCCAATCGCTGATCGTCAAATCCGGCGGCGGCTTCAGCACCGCCAGCGCCTTTGCCACCGTCCGCTTCAGGATCGCTGACCCTCTCAAGGTCAATGTCGGCTTCAAGTTCAATGTCTGGCTGCGCGAGATCATCGAGCACCTCGCGGATCGCAGTTCGGATCAGGTTCCGAGTGTCTCCGACGGTTGATTGTTCAAAGGCTTGTGGTGCCAGCCGGTCAGGGAGCGCCAGCAGACGGGTGCGCAAGAGCGCGAGCACGGCGATCCAGGCCACCTCGATCTGCTCGGCGGCGATCAGCGAGCGGCGCTTTTCCTCCGCTTCCATCTCGGCAAGGTCGGCCCGCGCTCGGATAAAACGTGCGCGTTCAGCGGCATAGTCTGGCGCACCCGCCTGCGCCTTCAGCGCCTGATCGCGCAGGTAGCGGACATAGCCGCGGACCGATCCAATCAGGTCGTACTGACCGCGTTCGGCCTTCGGGATCACACCCTCGCGGCTCAACTGCTGAACCCGCCGCTCCGAAAGGTCGAGCAGCCGTGAGATCACGCCGATAGGTTGGGTGGCGGATGACATTCGCAGACCTCGAGAGTGCGATTAACCGTATGTAATTGCGCCGAATTCACTGGATAAGCCCGGCCGCCAGAGCGAAGCTCACGACAGCAGAAAACACAACTCAGGACGCCTCGAGATGAGCTACCGACCAACAGCCAAAGACGCGTTCATCGCCAAGAAGGCCGCGATCGACACGATGCTCGCGCGGCTGCAGGCGCTGAGCGCAGAGCACTTCGACACCCACCTCGACGCGGTCCATTGGGGCCATGTCAGCAACCTCGACTACTACGCCGAACTCCTGAAGCGCATCACAGACAGCGCCTTCAAGGAGGGCGAGCACGCGGAGTGAACCCCATGGAAACCACCAGCATTCGCTTCCCCATCCGAAACCTGCCGAAGCATTTTGACCGCAGCCGCATCACCGCCGTGCTCGACGAACTTGAGATGGCCTTGATGGATGATGGCGGCGTTTACGCCAAAACCTCAGCCGACAGCTTCACCATCACGGTCGAGGTCCCAACCCATCAGCTGATGGACACAGCAAGCTGCCTGAAAGGCCTCGGCTTGATCTAAACTCACCCACCCGCCACTCGGATTTACGCGCTAGAGTGAGCGAGGCACCTCTCGACGCGCATCGAAATTCGCACTATATTCGCACTGAATTAGATGCTTTGCAGGAGCTCATCATGAACATCACTGAGGACATCAGCCCTCTCACGCAGTTCAAACGCGACTCCGCTCGCCTTATCGCCCAGATCAAGGAAACCGGTCGACCGCAGATTCTTACCGTAAATGGTAAACCCTCAGTCGTCGTGATGGATGCAGCCGCGTGGCAGGATATGCAGGACCAACTCGATTATGCCGAAACCGTCGCGGGCATCCGCAAGGGTCTGATGCAGGCTCGTGCTGGTGAGGGCACCGATGCTAACACCTTCTTCGATGGCCTCGCGCGGACCAAATGACTTCCACGCTGCCCGTAATCATTACGCCAAATGCGGCAGATGATCTAAACGCGTCATGGAACTACCTGCGCGATCGCAACCCAAGGGCTGCAGATGAATGGTTGGCGGGCATCCGCGACACAATTCTCGCCCTCGGCACAATGCCGGATGCGCATCCCATTGCCCCGGAATCGCGTGAACTCGACCTACCGATCCGCCGAGCGCTCTACGGCAAGGCGACGCGCTGGCGCGTCTACTACGCCGTCATCGACGGATCTGTTCAGGTTCTACATGTTCGCCATGGCCGCCAGAGCGAGTGGCGACCGTGATCCGCTCGAACATGCGACGCAGCAGGTAACTTCGGATGAGCGAGACACCGACGAAGGCCATGCCGATCGCCATATGTTCGCCGAGCTCGGCCTCGAGACCGAACCACGGGAACACTATGATCTGCGTGACCACCGCGAGGCCGTAGCCGACCGCGACATTCGTCACCGCCTCGACCAGAGACATGAGGCGTGACTGTTTCATGGCTCAAACCCCAAGCGGCTCAGGGCATGCCGAAAACTCGCTTCCTGAAACTCCCGGTTCATACTGCCATTTTGGAGATAACGTTCACCTGGTACGCGCAGGGCAATGGTTTGATTGGAGCAATCAATGGCCGGTAGATAGGCGATTGCCTGCCTATCGAGCGCGACCAAGGCGTAAAGGTCGAACGCATTATCTGGATACCGACGCCGTCCACCTTTACCGGCGCGTCGAAGTTGGAACAAATACCCGGGCGTGACCCTTGTCTTGGGATCATGGTTTTTCGGCTTCCGGGTTGATTTGACCTGAACGCGAAGAAGCGCCCCATCGACATCCACCAAGATATCGTACGGCAGCCCTTGATCGCTTAGAAACGCGCGATAACCGCTCATGATGAGGTCGGCGCACACCAAGTGTTCCGCGGCTTTACCAACCTCCAGATCGTCACTGCATTCGACGTCTGGCCTGTCAAACTCGCTGTCGGGCAAATCAAATCCCAGATGTTCAAACAGCGATTGCTGCATGTCCCGCCTCCCGTTTCCGTTCGACGTCTTTGAAGCTTTGCCCCGTTTCCGACAACTGCGCCTCGTGACCGGTGAACTCTTGCCAACGACGGATGATGACATCGACGTATTTCGGATCGAGTTCGATCAGCGATGCGTGGCGCCCCGTCTTTTCAGCAGCGATCAGCGTCGTGCCACTTCCGCCGAACGGGTCAAACACCAGATCGCCTTTTCGGCTCGAGTTCCGGATAGCGCGTTCGACCAGCGCCACCGGCTTCATGGTGGGGTGCAGGTCATTCTTTGATGGCCGCTGGATGTTCCACACATCGCCCTGGTCCCGATCGCCACACCAGTGGCGCTTTACGCCCTCAGGCCAGCCATAGAGGATCGGCTCGTACTGGCGCTGATAATCGGCGCGGCCGAGGGTGAAGCGGTCCTTCGCCCAGATGATGAAGGTCGACCAATGACCGCCTGCGGACTTGAATGCTGCCTGCAGCGTCTGCAGCTCGCTGGACGACATGCAAATATAGACCGCGCCATCCGTGTAGGTGTTGATCAGCACGCATGCGTCGTAGAGGAACTGGCCGAATGCGTCGCCCAAAGCGTCGTTCTTAATCCGACGGCCCTTACCGGCTTTTTCGGCCCCAACACCCCCGGCATAATCCACGTTATAGGGAGGGTCGCAAAAACAGAGATCCGCTTTTACACCCCCAAGGACCTTCTCGTAGTCGGTCACGACCGTGCTGTCGCCGCAGAGCAGCCGGTGGTTACCGAGCATCCAGAGATCGCCCGGGCGGCTGATCGGGTCCTCAGGGGTTTCCGGAACATCGTCCTCACCCTCCTGCGGGCCGGTGCCTTCCTCGAGGCTCGACATCAGCGCGTTCAACTCGTCATCGGTAAAGCCGGTCAGCCCGAGGTCAAAATCCGCCTCGAGCAAATCGGCCAGTTCGAGATTCAAGAGGTCCTTGTCCCACTCGGCATTCTCGCTAGAGCGGTTGTCCATGATCCGGAAGGCGCGTGCTTGGCTGACCGTCAGCCCCTTGGCGACATGCACCGGCGCAGTCTTGAAGCCGAGCTTGCGGGCCGCTTCCAGCCGCGTGTGCCCAGCGAGAACCACCATCGCCTCGTCCACGACGATGGGCTGCCGCCAGCCGAATTCTTGGATCGAGGCTGCGACCGTTGCAATCGCCTGCTCGTTGCGCCGCGGGTTGCGCGCATAGGGAATGATTTGCTCGAGCGGCAGGTCGACGACGTCCATGGGAATGTCCTTGGAGATGCTTGAAAGCGAAATGGGGTCAGACCCCCGTTTCGGTTCAGGCGGGTTGTGTCAGGCCGTCAGGCCTTTGTTTGTTGGGGTTCGCCTCAAAGCGAAACGAAACGGGTATTTTTGCAGGTGTCACTGGGAAACCCTCGGGCCTCGCCCCCCCGAATACAGTCACGAACAGGAGGGACCCGTTCAATTTCAATGACTTACGCGGCGCAGCATTTCGAGCGGAGACAGTTTTTTCGGAAAATCGGTCACCATTTTCCCTGTTTCAAACCGCCCGCCTTCACGCGCGCACCTCTCGACTTACCACCCACATACCGACGAGACGGCAAAAGTGTCTGGAACTTTTTTTCATCGACGCGATTTTTTTCAGAGCGCCGGATCATCGGCACGCGCGAGGTCGATCACCTGCTGCATCGACAGGTACTGGCTGACGTGCCGGCGGTTCAGTTTGTGCGCAATAAAGCAGAGGCCAAAGACCCAGTGGTGATGCGCCGAAGACCGCTGCAGCCCCACCGCCCTGCACACCTCGCGCCAGCGATAGCCGTAAGCACGCAGCCATACGATCTGGCCATCGATGGGCTCCAGCCCTGCGGTCCAGGTCAGCGTCTCCTCCATCCGGCTGATGGCGGCAGGCGATGGCAGCACGCGCATGGGTTTCGGTTCCTGGCCAACCTTATCGGCGAAGCTCTGCACCACTTCCGGCCAGGTGCTGAAATACCCTGACAGCCGAGGCTCGGGCAGGCGCTTGAGGACGAAGGCCGCTTCCGAGAGGCGTGCCTCGACCAGCTTTGGTGTCCAGGCGCTCATCGGGACGTCTCCTCGTTCCTCTTGCCATAAAGCTTTTCCCCAAGCTGACGAACGAGTTCACGCTCGGGCCAGGTCAGCCGGTCATCATTGACGCTGACCGCGAGCAGCCCCGTCTCGCGCCAACCGTCGCGCTTGACTTGGTCGGGGCCGCGACGATCGCCGCCATAGCCAGGGGGATGCCAGCGCATGGATTTCATCGGCACACCTCCGGGAAGAGGGCCGCGTAACCGATCACATCGATGAGGCTGTCCTCGTGGCCTTGGTCATGGGCCAGCCGAACCAGCTTCAGATCGATCATGCAAAGGACAACCTGCGCTGCCGACACGGGACGTCCGAGCGTGAGCGTCCAACGCGCAGCAATGGCCTCAAAGGCCGCATCAGCTGCACCGTAGGCTTGACCTCGCTCTTCAAGGACCGCTGCCGCTTTATCGAGAAGATCGGCACTCATGCAACGCCTCCTTGGGTTTCCAAAGCCCAGTGAAGGATGGCAATCGCGTCGGCCTCGTTGTCGTCTGCCGGGCTATAGCCACGGGCTCGTGCCGCTGCGGTCATGGCCTTCTTGGGCGCGTTTCCGTGGCCCGTGGCATGACGCTTGATGGTGCCAACCGGCACGCCCTGATAGGGCACGCCACGCAGTTCCGCCCATGCGGTCAGCGTGGCCATGAGACCGCCATAGACATGCGCTGCGTCGGTGCCGAGATGACGGCGTACTTCTTCGAAATAAATTGACTCGATTGGACCAGACAGGCGGTCGATCTCTGAGAGCCAATTCGTGAACCGCAGGTAACGCATGCCGCCGCCGTCATAGCGCCCAGGCTTGAAGCTGGCCGTGCCGCTTGTGATCAGTCCATCAAAGCCGCGCAGCGCCCATCCAGTGGTGGTTCCGAGGTCAAGGGCGAGGACTGATTTGGCTTGTGCAGAGGGTGTGACGGATGCAGCGGATAGTTCACTATCACTGTTACACGTGCGCGCATGTGCGCGCGTGACGCCTATATAGGGGGAACCCGTCACATCCGTCACAGCCCTTGTTTTATTGGTCATTGTAATCTCCTGTGAATAAGTCAGAGTTGTTGTCGCAAAGCTTGATCCCGAGGAAGCCGCGGGCCTTACGGGTGTTTTCGCGGGTGAACCCCTTGGTGCTCAGCGTCTCGGAAAACCGCTTCATCGAGCCGGCATATTCCCCGTTTGCCTCGGCCCAAGCCTTCCAGCTGTTGAAGAGATCTGTAGATCCGGCCCAAAAGGCCTTGTTGCCGGTCTCGCAGCGCTCCTCGATCCAGCGTCCAAGGGCGTCCTCAGCCTCGAAATAATCCTCGGTGGCGGCCATCACGGCGGGCGGTGGGCGCAGGCCATGCTGTTGCCACTCCAGACAGCCTTCGAGCGCCCAGGCGAGGATCCCATCCCGCTCGGCGAGAAGACGGTCAGGCAGGCGCTTGTCGCGCTTGGCGGCAGGGATGGTGACGGTGAACGGCACCATGTGAAGCCGCCGCTTCATGGCCTCATCCACATTGCGAATTGTGGGCTTGTGGTTGCCAACGATCAGCAGCTTGAACTGCGGTATAAACTCGAAGAAGTCCTGCCGCATGAAGCGCGCGGTGATCTTGTCGCCCCCGGTCAGCGCTTTCAGCTTACTTTCAGCCCACCGGCTGCCTTGTTCCGTCTCAATGGACGTGACCACGCGCGCGCCCCGCAGCCCTGCCATATCGGTTGGATGGCGATCCCCGTGGCTCGCCATGAACATGTCCATGGGCGCGACTGTGGCGTAGTCGCCGAGGATTTCCGTCAGCGTGTTGGCAAAGACGGATTTGCCGTTGGCCCCTGTTCCGTAGAGGAAGAAAAGCGCGTGCTCACTGGTAACGCCGGTGAGGCAATAACCCGCCATGCGCTGGAGGTAGGATTGCAGCTCGGCGTCGCCGCCTGTGACCGTATCGAGGAAGGCGAGCCATGTCGGGCAATTGCCCTTCGGCGCCGCGGCCGCGATCTTCGTCATGCAGAGTGACTGATCATGTGGCTGGGATTGCCCGCTCCGCAGATCCAGCACCCCGGCTGTTGTGTTAAAGAGCCATGGGTCACGGTCCCAGACGTCGGTTGTCGTGGCAAGGCGACGGTCACTGCGGGCCAATCGTTCGACAGCGGCAACCGTCGAGGCGGCTGAGAGCTTTGTGCGGACCTTTGAGGATGGTGAGCGCACGGCGGCTGCACGACAGACCTGGCGCGCCAGATCAAAGGCCTGCAGCGTGTCCTCGCGCTTCCAGATGCGCCCAGTCCAGGTCAGCCATTGGCCCCAGCCAGCGACATAGCGCCAGGCATCCGAATGCTGGGCAGCAAAGGTCGAGGCCAGTGCATCCTCGGAAAACCGCACAGGGGTTGGGCCCTCATTGCCTGAGCCATTCCCACCCCCATAGGTGGCATCAGGCTCGAGGCCTTCCTCATCGGGAATGTCCCCGTTGCGGGCCTGATCGAGCCGCCATAGCCGCTCTGCCTCTTGTCGCAGGCGCGCATCGGGCCAAGGGGGATCAATGCGCGCGTCGTTGTAGGCCACAATTTCGGCCCAGGCTTCCGCAGGCGTCACATGCCCTTCGCGACTGCGCCGGATCCAATACCCAATCACGCGTGAAAGCGCGTCAAACCGGGTCGTGCCATCCACCCCACCTTCGCGAACGGGCTTGGCAAAAAGCTCAGGCACGCTGCCGCGCTCACCGGGTACGGCGTTAAAATCCAGCGCCTCAGCTGCAAGGCCCTCCATCGGAGGCATGGCGAAGATGGCCTCCGCCAGTTCACCAAGGTCAAAATCAACGGGGCGATAATCGAGGATAGAGACCAGCCGTTTCACGCCAGACTTGGCATGAACCGACCCCGCCACCCGAATGGGCTGATGCGCAGATTTGAACGAGGGATCACCACCAACCTTGGCCGCAATCATCTGACGCGCCCGACAGACCCGGGCGATATCCTCGCCTTCAGCAGGCTCTGTCAGCCGCCAGTAGAGGTGGAGCTTATCTTGCCCCTCGGGTGTAACGCCGCCAGATGCCACTTCGAGCGTTGGCGTGCCGAGGTGCTGAATAAGATGGCTGCGCTTTGCTGCGATATCGCCGTGATCAATATCGACCAGGACAACCTGCATCTGGGCGATATGCTCCGAGCGTGCAGTGCCCGCCTCATGGACCGTCCCCGGCACGACGAAGAGCGCCATTCCTGTTTGCGCGGCCCAGTCCGCTTGATGGGTCAGTTTGACGGCCAGATCCCCATCAACTGACAGAAACGGCGTATGCGGTGGGGCGTCAGCGGCGCCCTTTTCGGCGAGCGCCCGGACGGGTGCGAGGAACTCGCAATAGCCGAACACGACATCTGCATAGAGCGCGATCGTATTCGCGTCAGGGACAACTGGCTCGGCCACATCGGCTGTTTGCACATGATCGGTCATGCCCAGCACCTCGCGGCGTAGGAGCAAAACCGACATTCAAAATGTTCTTGGTCGGTCGTGTGGCGGGGCAGAGTTTCGCCCGCATCGCAGGCGCGCAGGATCTGGACAGCCTTATCACTGGCGGCCTGTGCAAGCGCCCCGTCAAAGGGCACCAACTCATGCCAGATTTCACAGGTGTCTTTGTTGATTGCCGTAAAGAGCGCCGGCGTCTCTGTCAGCCCGAGATAGGCCTGATAGAGCGCGATCTGCGCTGCATAGATTGGCTTGGCCTTGACCACCCCATGCTTTTCGATGGCGCGCCAGTTTTTGGCGTTGGCTGATTTGCATTCCCAAAGCGCAGGCACCGCCATCCCGTTTGGCGCCGCGACCACCACACCGTCGGCATGTCCTTTGACCCGACCGCCTGCGACGGAAAACCCGAACTGGTCGCCGTGTCGGTTGCGCGTACGCAGATCGAAGCCCGCCTTGCGCAGCCAGTCGATCGCGAGATCTTCCAGAACATGCCCAAGCGCAAATATCCGAAGCGACTGGCCTGAAAAACCGCCGCCTTCATCCTTCGGGGTCTTGAGGTATTCGTATTGCAGGCGCCGCGCACAAGCATCGCCCAACCGACTGCCGCCCAGATAATCGCGGGTTGGCCGCGCGTCGTTCTCAGTGACAAGAGCATGGTCGATGAGCGCGTTGACACCCTCGGCAAAGCTCGGGGGCTTTTCGCGGTGATTGAAGTCCAAAAGGGCGTCGGTCAAAACGGCACCTCCGAACTTGCGGGTTGCGCCGAGGCCAAAAGGCTTTCTTGGAAGCCATCGACCGCCGCTTCAGCCAGTTTTCCGGCCTGCATGGCCGTGAGGTCTTTGAAGCGGGTCGACCAGCCGATTTCGTCCATCAGCAGGCCCATGGACTTCATGGCCTGCGTGAGCGCTTGGCGCTCGCGATCATCGGGATCAATCATCGGCGCCCTCCGTCAGTGGAAGGGCAAAACGCTCTCGCAAGAGCGAAGGTGTGAGGTCTGTTTTCATCGAGAAGGTCTCCAGGGGGACCTTCTTCACTTACCGACGAGACCTACAAAATGTCGGATAAGAACAATACAGGAACATCGAGATGTAGCACATGACGCGAAATGACGTCATACGGCACCAGATGACACTATATGTTGTTTTTAAATACAGCCGTAAACAACATATAGACAAAAAGCACAGATCATGTAAGGTCTTTTTACTGCCCGCGGTCTGTTCGATTCGCCTGTGCAGGACACCCCCTGGAGAAGGAAGTCGCTCATGGCCACGTTCAACCCTCGTGTATTCACTAACCCCTCTCGATTGAAAGAAATCGATCCTAATCGCCTCATTCTGTTTTTATCAACATGGTCGGATTACTTCATCGGCCGAGGCCTCGACCTGACCGCTGCAGACACCTCAGACATGCCCTTTGATACTATCGCCGCCATCCTGATGAATCCGGATCAGGCTGTTCCCGAAAGCATGGTGAACGCGCTCTATTACGTGCACGAGACGGCCCGGAAAGAGCCGATGGATGAGCTGATCGAGCGCGCTGAAGCGGCCGGGCTCGACATTGCGCATGATGACAAAAGCACGCCCGCCGATATCGCCGTTCAAATCTGGCTGGCAAAGCCTGATCTGCTTGAGCGCCAGCATGCGGAAACTGTCGCCTTCAACCGCTCTAATTTCACATATTTTGCAGGGACGTCGATCAAGAGGGCAGGATCTGAGGGCCAAATTGTCATCTCCGAGGCCCAGTGCCGTGAGATGGAAGCCCTGATGGATCCATGGTTTGAAAGCAAACGCCGCGGTCGTGGATCGCGGGTGTTCGTGTTCCCCCAAGAGAACCGCATCTGGATCCTGGTGCGCCATGGTCAGCCCATGCGGCGGGAGGGGGAGCACAAGGAAGATGGCAAGGATGGAATTGCCTTCTATCGTCCGCAAAAGGACGATGTGCTGATCTATGATGCCGAGATCGACGAGATTGGCGTCAATGCGGAGACGAAGGGCGAGCGAGAGCTTTATCTCAGAACGCTCGGCATGGTTCTTTTCGGAGAAGATGCGCATTTTGAACGGGCTGAACGCTACAATCTGCAGCCCCTGATCGATAATGGCCCCGCCGCCCTCGTCTGCGCGGACATCCCTGGCCTTTCGCGGGTCCGTTTTGTGGAGTTTGGCCGCATGTGGGATGGCACCTGTCCCGAATATGAAACTCGCCGCTCGGATGATCTTTTCGAGACCTATGGGGGCGACTGGGCGGCCCGGCTTAGCCTTGGTCGGCTGACATATGCCAAGTTCAAGGTGGCATTTGATGGCGACAAGAAAGAACGCTCGGTGATGATCCGTCCCGTCAACGTTGCCCGTTACGAGCGCGATGCCGACACGAGCCTGGTGGAAGCTTGGCTCAAGGCCCGCGGCTTCTGGAAACTGCAAACTGAGGCCGATAGAGATGATGATTTCGAAGTTCTGGAAAGCGCTTGATGAGCTGACCGACGGCGGATCATCGCATTGGGGCTGGCAGCAGCGCCTTGACGAGGAATGGAAAGCGGTGGCGCCATTCTTGCCCGCAACGGGTAAAATGGCAGCCTCGCTCCCATGCCCGCACCCCGGCGGTGAGGGCTGTCCACGGCAAGTCATCATTCATGGCGACGGAACCGCTAGCGCCATTTGTGGCGATAGCCCCAAAGCGTGCCAATCGCTCGAAGTGACACGAGACGCGTTGCGCATCCATGCCCTGGATCGACGCAGCTTTGCGGAAGCCTTGGTCAAGGCCATGGAACTACAGCCACCGATCCGCAATCTCGCGCCGTCCCTTCGCTCAGGGCGCATCCTGTAAGGAGATGCCCCCTGTTTGGCAAGCGAAATCTTCGGTTTGTCGGCGGGGTCTTCGATCGGACGTGTGTCAGGCCTCTGAGCGTGGCCTTCCATGACGCCACGGGCCGGTATGCTGTTCGGAAGGCTGGGTTCACATCGGTTCAGAGAGCTGCAAGCGCTCGAGCCCCGGGACTGAATCTCCCGCCTTGAACTTCGAAGTCCGTGTCGCCTACTCCTCGTCGATCGCTCACCCCGGCCTTGCGGCCATGTCGTGTCCAAGCCCTCCGCGGGCTCAGATCACGCCATTCGATAATCTTCTTTCTTTGTTGTTATGGCCCAAATCATGCGAGCCATCTTGTTCGCCAGCGCGACGGCCGCGACCATCTTGGGCTTGCGCGCCACCAGCGCAGCCAGCCAGCGGTTCGTGCTGCCGCCCTTGCGGACCACCCAGCGGATGACGCTCATGGCGCCCACGATCAGGAGGCGGCGGATGTCGGTCTGGCCCATCTTGCTGACCGAACCAAACCTGGTTTTGCCACCGCTGGATCTCTGCCGAGGCACCAGGCCAAGCCATGCGGCAAAGTCGCGCCCGCTGTCGAATGTATCGAGATCCGGTGCGAACGCCGCGACGGCACCAGCCGTGACGTGACCGATCCCTGGGATGGTGCAGAGCCGACGCAGCTGCACATCGGTCTTCGAAGCTGCCTCGAGTTCGCCCGCCAGCCGCTCGATGACATCAGTCAGCCGCTCGATCTGCTCAAGGTAGATCGTCCCCATCTCACGCACCGCGGCTGGGAGGCCGCTGGTCTCATCGACTAGCGCGTTCTCAAGCACCTTCAGGCTCGCCGGACCCTTCGGCGCCACCAACCCAAACTCTGCTAGATGCCCCCGGAGGGCGTTGATGAGCTGCGTGCGCTGCCTGACCAAGCATTGATGTGTTCGGAACGCCACCGCGCGCCCTTGGGTCTCGGCACTCTTCACGGCCACGAACCGCATGGTCGGGCGCGAGGCCGCCTCCGCGATTGCTTCCGCATCAGCCATGTCGTTTTTTTGCCGTTTGACAAACGGCTTTACATACGCCGCCGGCACCAGGCGCACCTCGTGGCCGTGGGACTGCGCCACGCGGCCCCAGTAATGCGAGGTGGCGCAGGCCTCCATCGCAACTATGCAGGCCGGCTGCTCTGCGAGAAGTGTTATTAGGCGAGGCCGCGATAATACGCGGTTGTACAGAACCGCCCCATCCGCTCCAATTGCGCAGACTTGAAAGCTGCCCTTTGCCAGGTCGATTGCCAGCATGCTGATCCGTGTCGTCATCGATGTGCCCTCCATTCGGTTCTGATGAAACCATCATGGCATACGTGATGCCGTTGGGGTGGGGGCATCCACCGCATCAGTTCAGACTTGGGTCTTGAGGCTGTTCTCGTAATAGACCGAGCCTGCCACGCGGATCGGCTGGTGGGCGGAGCGGAAATGTCGAGAGATATCAGGAATGCCTTGCGTAACGCCACAGCCACGACCTCCTGCGCAGGCGTCAGTGTAGTTTGAAGCCGATGAGGCGTATGGCTGCGATCGTCGACGGTGTCGCGCTTACGCCATTTCCATACAGTCTGCTTGGTCGTCCCGTGGCGGTCCGCAAGAACCCAGGCCGGTTCATCGCTGCCCTGTATCGCCGCCCTGACCTTCGGCGTCGTCGTGGCTTGGCTGTGAAGCTTGATCAGCATGTTGCTCTCCAGTCCCGCGCCTCGGTCAGAACCCAGCGTGCCATGAAAAGCGCCGATCGACGAGGGGCTATGTGATCATCCGGGATCGAACACTTAAGCGCCTTTCGCGCTCGACACAGCCGCTGAGGACCAAAAATGGCTTGTATTATGGGTGGCTTCAGGCGAAAATCTTGACCCATGGCAATCCGATTTTGGCCTGCCACAAAAGTCCTAGGGTTTCCTGCCACAAAAGTCCTAGGGTTTAATGAGCGCTGAAGCGCTTGAACATCAGCCTTTGCTCTCAAGAGGCGCCGCAGAGAGGATCTCACCATGATGTCGCCACCCCCAAGCCGCCCCAGCAATGCGTTGTTGTCGAACCCCGCCCCGTTGGATGCGCAGCGCTTCGCCGAGGCGCTGCGGCGGCTGTCGCATAGCCCGGCGCGTGGTCTTCGGCGCAATGTGTCGGCGCTTGCGGTATTGCCGTTCCTGCTGGCGGCCTGTGGCGGCGGTGGCGGCGGTGGCGCACTGCCCGAGGCCGATCCCGGCCCGGATGACGCCGACGGCGTTGTGTCGGATGGCTACATCGCGTTTGCGCGGGTCTTCCGACTGGTGAACGGCATCGCCAGCGACGCGGTAGAGACAGATGCTTCGGGCGCCTATTCGGGCCTTGCCGGTAGTGGCGGCATTATCGTGGCAGAGCCGACCGACCGGAGTTTTGACGTCAGCACGGGGCTGCCGTTTGATGCGGTGATGATGGCGCCGGCTGGGTCGACGGTGGTTTCGCCGCTGACGACGCTAGTCCAGGCGCTGATTGACGCCGAGGGGGGCACGCTTTCTGCATCTGAGGCGCAGGCGCAGGTGGGCATCGCACTGGGGATTGACCCATCGATTGACCTACTGACAACCGATGTCTTCGCCGGCGCGGCGGCAGGCGATGACGGGGCGCTGGCCGCGCAAGCGGCTGCCGCGAAGATCGCTACCGTGATGCTGCTGGCCCAAAGCCTGGCCCCCGAGGCGGGCGCCGAGGCCGCGCAGGCCGCGGTTGGGGCTGCACTTGGCGTAATCGCCGCGCAGATCGACGGTCAAGCCTCTCTGACCTTGGGGGACGAACTGCTGGAGACTGCGCTGGGGGCTGCTGCCGGCCTCGGGGATGGGGCCGAGGCGGCATCGGCGGCGACTGCGGCAAAGGCCCTTTTCGATGTCATTGACGAGCTGGTTGAAGCCGAGGGTGGCAGCCTCGTCGATATCGTCGCCGCGCAGATCGCAGGCACCGATGTGCTGGTTTCGCAGCTTGAGGCCGGTACGCTTGGGGAAGACTTCGCCACGGGGCTGCGCGACGCTGTGACCGAGGCGCGTGCGCTGGTGGGCGATCTTTCGCCCTCGACGCCCGACACCACCCCGCCTCTAGCGGTCATCACGCTCAGCCGCGCTAGCTTGGCGGCGGGTGAGACCGCGACTGTTACGATCCGCTTTTCCGAGGCGGTGGTGTTTTTCGATCTGGACGATCTGACCGCCCAGAACGCGCAACTCAGCAACCTTTCTGGTCCAGTGCGAGAGACTAGCGGTGACATCGATCATTTCGTCTATACAGCCACACTGACAGCCGATGCAGATGTAACGGCGGAGGGGAATGTTGTCCGGCTGTCCACAGACTTTGTCGATCGTGCAGGGAATGCGCCAACGGCCGAAGTGACCTCGGCGACCTATGATGTTGATACGCAAGCACCCGATGCGCCGACACTTACGCTTGGCACTGGTGTCGCTGGAGGCGCGACGGCTGCTGAGGCTGCAGCTGGTGTGATCACTGCGACTGGTGAGAACGGAGCATCGATTGTTGCGACGTTTGACGGTCAGAGCGGGACGGTGACGGAAACCATCACCGGGACAGGTGGTGCTGACGCGATTGCGCTGAGCTCTGACCAGGTTGATACGCTTGGAGAGGGTAGTGTCACCGTATCGGTGGCGCAGACGGATGCTGCTGGTAATGCACAAACGGCAGCGTCTTCGACGACGACCTTCACGATTGACACGGTTGTTCCGAACACGCCGACACTTGCGCTTGGCACTGGTGTTGCTGGAGGCGCGACGGCTGCTGAGGCTGCAGCTGGTGTGATCACGGCGACTGGTGAGAACGGCGCATCGATTGTTGCGACGTTTGTCAGTCAGAGCGGGACGGTGACGAAGACCATCACCGGGACAGGTGGTGCCGACGCGATTGCGCTGAGCTCTGACGAGGTTGATACGCTTGGAGAGGGTAGTGTCACGGTGTCTGTGGCGCAGACGGATGCTGCTGGTAATTCCTCGACGTCTTCCACGACGACCTTCACGATTGACACGGTTGTTCCGAACACGCCGACACTTGCGCTTGGCACTGGTGTTGCCGGAGGAGCGACAGCTGCTGAGGCTGCCGCAGGCGTGATCACTGCGACTGGTGAGAACGGAGCATCAATTGTCGCGACGTTTGACGGTCAGAGCGGGACGGTGACGAAAACCATCACCGGGACAGGTGGTGCTGACGCGATTGCGCTGAGCTCTGACCAGGTTGATACGCTTGGAGAGGGTAGTGTCACCGTATCTGTGGCGCAGACGGATGCTGCTGGTAACTCCTCGACGTCTTCCACGACGACGGTCATCCTTGACACTGAGGCGCCGCAGGTTGAGGAAATCGAACTGCCGGACGCGGGCACCTATACGGCCGGCGATACGGCCGACGTTTTGCGGTTCACCGTCAGTTTCAATGAGCGGGTTACGTTGGACACCGGGGCACTGGATCAGGCGGAGCTTGCGATCACGATAGGGACCGCCGCGCGGATCGCAACGCTTGATCCGCAGGCGCCGGCCATCGGCACTTCGTTTGACTTCCTTTATACCGTCACCAACGACGACCAATCCTTCGTGACGGCTGAGGGTGGCGACGTCCTTGAAGTGACGGGGCTTACCCTTGTTGCCTCTGACGCCGCCGGAAACAGCTTGACGACCGATTTCAACGTCCGCTCAACCAGCGTTGTGATTGTTGACGGCAGCACCCAGGGTGGTGCGGTTGACGGCTATCTCGATGGCGTGACGATATTTGCTGATAATGACGGCAATCGGGTCCTCAGCGCCGATGACGCTGTGGCCGTGACCGATCCAACAGGGGGATTCTCAATCCTGGGCGCAAGCGGACCGCTAATTATGTATGGCGGCACCGACATTTCCACAGGGTTAGACTTCAACTCTCAATACGAGGCGCCGGCGGGCTATTCCGTAATCAGCCCGATTTCGACCCTGATCCGCACGGTCGAGCGCCTGGAAGGCGGGACCACCGCAGAGGCCTATCATGTCGTACGCACAGCGATGTTCGGGACATCGGGCGGTCCGAATGAGGACGATATGCCTGGCCCGAACGAGGCCAAGATGCGCGGCTACGATCCCTTTGCCAGCGCATCGGGCAGCGACGCGACCGCAGCCGCGGATGCCGTGGCATTTCAGCGGATCGCTGCCGCAGTCGCGACCGTTGTCGAGATTGCGTCCGAGGCGATGGTCGCCCTTATGCCAGAGACCTATGACGATCAGCGCGGCGCCAGTGTGGCGGTGTTCGAGGCACTGGCCGGGCGGATTGCGGCTACGGACTACACCTCGGGCGGGTTGTCAACCTCGCTTGCCGATGCCAGCCCGACCGGCTTTCTTGCCAGCCTGGCGTCTGAACTTGTGCCTGCGGTGACATCCGGGCAGCAGGCTGATTTCGCAACCGTGGTCGGCGGCGCAGTTGCCCAGATCGCGGCCGCCGGCGCTGACCTGTCGCCGGTCGGGCAGCTGACCGAGATCGCGCGCGTGCAGGTTGTGGCCCAGGGCGAAGCCGCGCAAGTGCTGGCAGATTACCTGAAAGGTGAAGATGTTACGCTGCTGTCGGGGGATGATTTTAGCTCAGCTGTCGAGGCCGCCTCGGTCGGGGTTGTCGTGCCAGTGCGCTTTGACATCGAAGCGGTGGCAGCCAACGATGATGTTCTTGAAGGCCAGACGGGTGACGCTGCCACGCTTCGCTTTGTCGTTACTCGGTCGGGCAATGTCGATGTGGCCGCCACCATAGGTTACCGGGTTGTCACCTCGGATCAGGTTGGGGCTGCCAATTTCGCCAGCGGCCAGATCCCCTCGGGCCAACTGACCTTCGAAGCGGGCCAGGTGACAGCAGAGATTGAGATCGCGCTGGCGGGCAACGAAGACCGTGACGGCGACCGGTCGTTTCTTGTGTCGCTCTCGGATCCTACCGGCACGGTGAAGCTGGGCACGTCATCTGCCGTCGGCGTGATCCACGATGATGATCCCTTCATTCCCGAAGTGCTGATGATGGGCATGTCCGATGTCGCCGCCGGTGAAGCGGTGATGCTGCCGGTCATGGTGGAGTATTTCCGCGATAGCGTTGACGATCCGCTGACAGTGACGATAACAGGTGAGAACGGAACCCCCTCGCTTGCGACCGTTCAGGGCAGCCTGTCTGAGGTGAATGTGCAACTTATGGGGCTGACCTTCACCGCCGAGGGCGAGGCATCCAGCGCCGAAGTGCAGGTGACGGTGTCTGCCGGTGGCCGCGTTGGCAGCGCCACGAACGCCATGACCGTTCACAATGCGCCCACGATTGACGCCCCCGCGACGGCGTCGGTCACTGCGGGAACCGGGGCGGCGATCGCCCCGATCACAGTCGCCGATGTCGATGGTGACGATGTTACACTAACGCTGATCTCGGCCTATGGGGCCTTGTCGATTGCGGATCCGGGTGGTGCATCGGTGTTGCCCGATACGGATTCGATCCAGGTGTCGGGCACCGCAGCCGAGGTGACCGCGGCGCTTGCCGGACTGACCTTCGTGGCACGGCCTGGCCTGACCGGTGGCCAGATCGACTATATTCTCAGCGACAATGATGCGCTGACCGCCGATGCCAGCGGCCGGGTCGATGTTGCAATCGCGGCGGCGGCGCCCGTTCTGACGGCCCCTGCGGACGCCGTCGCGGTCAAGGTTGCTGTCGCCTCGCCCGTGGGCGAGATTTCGGTCCGGGATGCGGACTCGGCCATCCTTGACGTAACGCTGACGGCAACGCGTGGCACCTTGTCGGCGCCCGGCGCAACCGGTGGCGGCACCACGCTGGTGCTGAGCGGCACGGCAGCGGAAGTAAATGCCAGCCTGGCCGGTCTGACGCTGACGGTTGCCGAAGGGCAATCCCCCAGCCTGACCGTCGCTGTCTCGGACCGCGATGTGGCCAGCGCCGATCCCGATCCGGTGACGATCACGCTTCAGACCATCGACAATGTCGCGCCCGAGGCCGGCGGCATTCCAACCGCGCCGATTGCCCCGATCACCGAGGATCAGACACCAGAAGCCGTGAACCTGACGCTGCAACCGGCCGTGCTGTCGGATGCGGACGGAACGACACCGACCTCCATCCGGATCCTTGGGGTGACGGGGGGCACGCTCAGCGACGCCGCAGGCAATGCGATTGCCCTTGGCGCAGGCGTGACGCCTTTGGCCCTGACCGGCGGGGCGCTTGGGCTGCGCTTTACGCCGGCGGCGGATGTCACCAGCGGGGCAAGCCTGCGCTATGTGGTGGTGGATGCGGCCTTGCCCAGCCTGAACTCGGCCGCGACAACGGTTGCGATCCCGATCACGCCCGTCAACGATGCACCCGTTGTCCTGCCTGCGACGGCTGCGGCGGCACGTCACGTTGAAGGCGGTGCGGCAACTGCCGTCGCCCCTAACCTGACCATCACGGATGTGGACAGCGCGCAGATGGCGGGGGCCGTGGTCACGATCTCCAACCCCGAGGTTGGCGACATGCTTGCGCTGGGCGCATCGACGACGCTGGGTGTAACCTATGATGCCGGGACCGGCAGTCTGAGCATCAGCGGCATCGCAAGTCGCGCCGCCTATCAGTCCCTGCTGCGCCAAGTGACCTTTGCCACCGAGGGCGATGCCCCCGTGGCAGGCCAACGTGCCTTGACGATTGAATTGACCGATGTCGATGCTGTCAACGGTCAGGCCGGGCAGACCGTGTCGGTGGTGCGCAGCGTGACGGTCGAGGCGGTAAACGACCCGCTGGTGATCGGTGCGACCCCGACGACGCCGGTTGTTGCGGTCGAAGGCGAGGCGGCTGTAACGCTTGCCCCCACGCTGACAGTGACCGATCCTGACGCCACCGACGTTGCCTCGGCCCGGGTTATGATCGCTTCGGGTTTCAAGGCGGGCAGCGATGAACTGGCCCTCAGCGGGCAGGCTTCGGCCATTTCCGCCGACTATGACGCCCAAGCCGGGGTCATGACCCTGACGGGCGCAGCCACGGTTGCAGACTATCAGGCCGCGCTCCGTGCGATCACCTTCGCCAATACCTCGGAGGCGCCGGGCACTGGCGTGCGGCGCATCACGCTTGAGCTGACCGATGCCGAAGGCCTGGTTCAGCGCGCCGACCTTGCCCAGGTGCAGACTAAGGGGCGCGCCGACGCCCCGGTGGTTGACCTGAATGGCGCCGACGCGGCTGGAACCGGCGCCGAGGCAACCTTTGTCGCGGGTCTGCACGGCAAGGGGCTTGTGTTGGCCCCGCGGGCGCAAATCCGCGACGTGGACAGCACAACCCTGCACAGCCTGACGCTGACGATCGACGAAGTTGGCCGCCAGACCGGCGATCAACTGGTCCTGACGCAAGCCGGAACGGCCTTTGCCGCAGCAAACGCGATCACGGTCACGGCTGGCGCCGATGGCGGTCTGGTGTTGGCCTCGGGCACGCAGCAGGCCGCACTGGGCGCCTTTGATGCGATCCTGCAGCAGGTCGCCTTTGTCAGCACCTACGAACCTGCCGAGGGCGCGACGGCCCCGCAGCGCACAATCACCGTCACGGCGCAGGATACAACCAACACGCTGGCCTCTGAGGCGGCAACGATCACGCTATCGCAGTCGCCTACCGCCTTTGCCACGGTGGCGCCCGGATCGGGCACGCTTGTGCTGGATGGTGCAACCGCTGCAACCAGCCTGCGGGTGGACCTGCCCGCCGTTGCGGTGACGGCCCCGACCGGGCGGATCGCAGTTGATGGCGATGCGCTGTTCACGGCGGTGAACGTTGATGCCTCGGACGCGACCGGGGTGGATGTGACCGTGATCGGCACGGCCGCGGCGAACACGATCACCGGATCGGCGGGCAACGACACGATCCTGGGCGGGGGCGGGGGTGACACCATCCTTGCTGGCGAAGGCGATGACGTGATCGCCTACCGCGTCGGGGATACGATCGACGGGGGCAATGGTATTGACACCCTCAGCCTGCGCGGCACGTTCGATCTGGGCGCTGCAACAGGGATTACCGCGATCGAGGCGCTGAGCGCGCGCGATGCGACGATCGCCGTCACCCTGACCGGGACATCCGCCCCAGAGACTCTGATCGGCAGCGCGCAGAATGATACGCTGAATGGCGGCGGCGGCGCGGACACCCTGACCGGGGGCGGCGGCATCGACACATTCGATGTTCAGGCGGCGCCTGTCAGTTCAGAGGGGATGGCGGCGCCTTTGGTTATCACCGACCTGCAACTGGGCGAGCGTCTGGTGCTTGGCAGCGGTGCGGATGGCAGCAGCATAGAATACCATGTCCAAGGCGACCTGCCGCAAGACCAACGCGGACTGCTGCAATTCTTGGATGCTGGCGGTCTCTTGCGCAGCGTCGATATCGGCACCAGCCTGCCCAGCGATCCCGCGCAGTGGCCCTTTGCCGATGGCGTCCTGACCGTGCAGCGTGTTCCCACTCAGGCGATCAGCTTCACCTCGATGACGCGCGACAGCGGCGCTTCGGCCTCCGACTTTATCACGCGCGAGGCGATTACCGGGCGCATCTTCCGCGGCAGCCTTGATGCCGATCTGGCGCCGGGACAGGTGCTGATGGTCAGCTTTGCCGGCGGAACGCCCGTGCAGGCAACCGTTTCGGGGCGCAGCTTCAGCGTCCTTGATCCCGCCTCGACTGCCCGAACCGCCAATTTCGAGATCACCGCCAAGGTGGTGGACACCCTGTCGGGAACCGAGGGTCAGACATACAACCAGCAAATTGTGATCGATACCGCTGCCCCGCAGATCCTGGGCGCCAGCTTCACCCTGAACGAACGCGAGACCACGGTCGGCACGTTGGAGGCCAGCGAAGACGGCGTTGTCTGGAGCATCGCCGGCCCCGCAAACGGCTTCGTTCTGAACGGCAGCGACCTGTTGCTTCCATCGGGCGCGGTTATGGCCCCGCCGGGGCAAGGGCCAATGACCCTGAACGTGACAGCCACCGATGTGGCCGGAAATGCCACAACCCAGGCGGTTGCGGTAACGGTTCTGAACGTCAACGACACCCCAACGGTGACGTCGCAGGTTGCGGTGACGACAGTGAATGAGGACGCGGCCTACATCTACACGTTTGCTGGCAACGATGATGACCTGATCCACGGCGATATCCTGGCGCTGTCGGCGGAGACCTTGCCAGAGTGGCTGACATTTAACGCCGACACCGGCGTTCTCAGCGGCACGCCAGGCAATGCCGATGTTGGCACCCATGATGTTGTCCTGCGTGTCACGGATGCGGCAGGTGCTTATAGCGAAGAAAGCTTCACCCTGACGGTTGAGAACGTCAACGACGAGCCAACGGTGACGTCGCAGGTTGCGGTCACGACAGTGAATGAAGATGGGGCCTACATCTACACGTTTGCTGGCAACGATGATGACCTGATCCACGGCGATATCCTGACGCTGTCGGCGGAGACCTTGCCAGAGTGGCTGACATTTAACGCCGACACCGGCGTTCTCAGCGGCACGCCAGGCAATGCCGATGTTGGCACCCATGATGTTGTCCTGCGTGTCACGGATGCGGCAGG